TGATCCATTCTGTATTAGATATCCAAGACCTAATTATCAGCATACAATGAAGGCGAATGAAGGTTCACCTAAGACTGATAATGCTACTGATAGTCGTCCTAGAGACTTCCCAGACCAAGCAACGAATAGACTTGAGAGAACATTATGAAGATGTGGGAGACAAAGTGCTCTGGGTGTGGTAAGATGACACCAGCAAATGAGTGTCCTCAAGTTGGATGTTACGTTCCATCTGAAACTAAATATAAAAATTCACTATGCAAACCCTGTTGGTTGAAAACAATTATGACAAAAACAAATTTACCTGACGTAGTTCTATATTCAAAGAATGAATGTCAGTGGTGTGATCGTGCTAAAATGTTATTGGATAGTCTTGAAATTAGATATTTGGAATATAAATTAGATACAGATTTCACACGTAATCAATTCAAACAGGAGTTTGGAGATCAAGCAACTTTTCCACAGGTAAATTTTGGTCAAACGCATGTTGGTGGATTTAAGGATACCCTGAATTACCTGAGAGAAAATAAAGCCATTTGACAAGTGGACGATATCGTAGTATAATTGATGTGAAATCAATCGCAGTCTTCTTCACTTGTCTCTAAATAAATATAGACCTATAGAGGGACAATTATTTTTCTCAGATTATTTGAACAATAACGGAGTAAACCAATGACGATAGCTGTTTATGTGTTCGTTGTTCTCGGAGCATTTCTCATGGGAACATTAACTTCTTGGATTGCCAAAGACTATATCGATGCCTTCATTGATAATGCTGCATATGCAAAGGCAATAACACATCCAGAAATGTTAAACCCAGATGGCACTGTCAACCAAGAGGAACTATTAACACTTAATTTCTTGTCAGAAGAAGACGACGAAGATTACGATGACCCTATGAATTAAGATCATGATTCTTGTTGATATGAATCAGTGCATGATCAGCAATTTGATGATGCAAATTAAAGTCGGTGACAAACTAGATGAAAAACTAGTCCGACATATGGTACTCAATTCCCTAAGATCTTACAACAGAAAATTTAGGGAAGAGTACGGAGATATGGTCCTTTGTTATGATAGTAAACACTATTGGCGCAAGGACTATTTTCCTTTCTATAAACAAAACAGAAAAAAAGACAGAGAAAAATCCAATCATGATTGGAATGCAATCTTTGAAGTTCTAAACAAAATTCGTGATGAAATCCGAAACAATTTTCCTTACATAGTAATGGAAGTAAGTGGTGCAGAAGCGGATGACATCATTAGTGCTTTATGTAAATACTCTTCTGATATCTCAGATGAGAAAATTTTAATTCTTTCTGGCGATAAAGACTTTATACAGTTGAAAAAGTTTCCTGTTGTAAGTCAATACAATCCATTACAAAAGAATTTTGTAAAAGATATCAATCCAATCGAATACATTGCAGAACACATCATCAAAGGTGATCGTTCTGATGGTATCCCTAACTTCCTTTCTTCTGATGATACTTTCGTTACCAATAAAAGGCAACGACCAATAAGTAAGAAGAACCTAGAGAAGTGGATTTATTCTAGTCCAACTGTTTTTTGTAACACTCAAGAAAAACTAGATAACTACTATAGAAATAAAATTCTTATTGATCTTGATTGTATACCAGAAGAATTGCGCCGAGAAATAGTAGATAAATTTAAAGTGTTAAATAGTAATGATAAAACAAAGTTATCGATTGACTACTTTGTCACAAACGATTTGACTTCACTCATGAATAACTTGGAGGATTTTTAAACATGGCTGATTTAGATAAAAACCAAATGCTTTTATCTGAAGTTCTACAGAAAGTATCTAATGCTAAAACCAAAGCACAAAAGATTAAAATTCTGAAAGACTTTCGTACTGACGCACTCGTTTCAATTTTAATTTGGAATTATGATACTAGTGTAAAGTCTATGATTCCCGAAGGAGAAGTTCCTTATAAGGTTAATGACGCTCCTATTGGTACAGAACATACAAGACTTATACAAGATTATCGTAAACTATTTCATTTTGTAAAAGGTGGAAATGATTCTTTGAATCGATCTACTCGTGAAAGAATGTTTATCCAAATGTTGGAAGGACTGAGTAGTGAAGAAGCACATCTTATCTGTTTAGTAAAGGATAAGAATTTACAGAAAAAATACAAGGTAACTAAAGCTTGTATTGATGAAGCTTATCCAGACATTGAATGGGGGAATCGCAGTTGAATAAAGGAGTTAGAGTTCTCCATAAAAAATGTAGTTCTGATCTTGCACATGATAGATCTCTGCCATATACGGCATATCTTGTAACATATGTAGAAGATGGAGAAACATTTTATGACATTAGTACTTGCAATAAACAAGTAGAGTTGTTTGATTTTTATTGGGACACTTATAAAAGTGATTTCAAATATTTTAATCAAACAGAAGGTAGAGTCAATCCTAGACTTTGGTCACCAAAGAAAGAGGGTTAAAAATGATGACACTTGATAGAGCTTTAGTAATGTTTTTTCGTAGAGTTGAGATCATAACATCCATGGAAATGGGTGGTAAGTTAGATTCAGAAACTGCTTACCAAATGATTAAAAACGAAATGAAGAAACTTAAAAAGTCTAGAAAGAAGATTAACAAAGCCTCCTAACGGGGGTTTTTTTCTTGACATAGAAAGCTCTTGGTGTTACAATTAAAACATGTTCGGAGAAATTTATGACGGTTAAACTTGTCTCCATCACACCTGATGCTGAGAAACACATGGGGTATGTTGCTAGGGTATCAAACCCAAACAACCAACCCAACCCAAATTATGCTGGTCTTCTAAAGTACTGCATCAAACATCAACACTGGTCAGTGTTTGAACAAGCATTCATAACACTTGAGATTGAGACGACTCGCGGTATCGCAGCTCAAATTTTACGACACCGTAGTTTTACATATCAGGAATTTTCACAACGGTATGCAGATGTAAGTCTGATTACTGATGAGATTCCTATCCCTGAACTTCGCCGTCAAGATACTAAAAATCGTCAGAACTCAACTGATGATCTTCCTCCTGGTATTATTGAAGATTACCGAGAGAAGATTAAGAAACATTTTGAAGATGCATCTGCTCTCTATCAAAGTCTCTTGGAAGTTGGCGTCGCCAAAGAGTGTGCTCGCTTCGTGCTGCCTCTCGCTTGTCCGACCCGTATCTACATGACAGGCAGTGTTAGGTCATGGATCCATTATATCGATCTGAGGTCCGCCCACGGTACTCAGAAGGAACACATGGACATTGCTCATGCATGTCGCGATATTTTTAAAGAAGTTTTACCCACAGTTTCTGAAGCACTTGAATGGTGAACCATGAACATTTTTGTTACTAGTCAAAGTCCATCTAAATCTGCACAAATTTTACCAGACAAACATGTTGTCAAAATGCCTCTTGAGTGTTGTCAGATGCTTTCGATTATATACTCATCATGGTATTACGATTGGGGTGAGATTCACAAGATCAATGGTGAACCTTATGCTACAAAGAAAGGTGCATTCCGTAACCACCCCTGCACTAAGTGGGCTGCAGAAAGTATATACAATACTGCATGGTTGATTGCACATGGTACTGCATTGTGCATGGAGTACAATCATAGATATAATAAAATTCATTCATGTAGTAAAGCATTGTTTGAATCAAAGAAAATTTTTCATAATCAAACAAACAAAGCAATTGTTTGTCATCAAAAAGTAGAAAATTTTACAAGAGCAATGCCTGATGAATTTAAACTTGACACAAGCATTGACACTTTTACTGCTTACAAAATGTACATTAGCAGCAAACCTTGGGTTACATCTAATTATCTTCGTGACCCATCCAGAAAACCAGATTGGGTATAATTTATGAGACATATTTTGTTTACCCTGAAAGGTTGTAATATAGATCTAATGGAAGATCAAGATTACATGAGAATACTTTTGTTTCGAGCAGCAAAAGAATGCAACTCAACTCTCCTCGATTTAAAAGTTCATAAGTTTGAACCTCAAGGTCTTACTGGCATTGCGATGCTTGCCGAAAGTCACTTAAGCATTCATACTTGGCCGGAGAAAGGTATGGCAGTGTGTGATGCTTTTACATGTGGTGATCACACTAACCCACAAGCCGCAGTAGAATATATGAGAGATAAACTTGAATCTACTGATATGGTTTCTAAAATGTTTATCAGACCTTTAGACTAAATAAAACTACACTACTTGAAATTATGCCTACTTATCCTGTTATCAACAAAGTGACTGGGGAGACTCAAGAACTTCACATGACCATGAAAGATTATTGTGATTGGAAAGATAAAAATACTGACTGGGACAAAGATTGGTCTGCAGGGTGTGCAGGAGTTGCCGAAGTTGGCGAATGGAAGAACAAAGTTGATGGTGGATTCAAAGATGTTCTAACGAACATTAAGAATCATCATCCACATGCCACATTTGAAGTCTAGTTAAAATTATGACAAGAAAGAAAAAGTCTCTTGCTGGTACTAGTGCAAAGGTAATGCGTCGGAAGAAACCAATCAATTCTGATCAGCTTCTTGATATCCAACCGTTGACTCCAGCTCAAGATAAAGTTTTTGAAGATTGGAAAAGTGGTAAAAATCTTTGTCTCTTTGGTTGTGCTGGTACAGGTAAAACATTTGTTGCCTTATACTTAGCACTCAGGGATGTATTATCAGACAATACTCCATACGAGAAAATTTACATCGTTAGATCTCTTGTAGCAACTAGAGAAATTGGTTTCCTTCCTGGTGATCATGATGACAAAGCTGCTTTATATCAGATTCCTTATAAGAACATGGTTCAATACATGTTTGAAATGCCATCTGATCCAGACTTTGACATTCTGTATGATAAACTAAAAGAACAGGAAACTGTATCGTTCTGGTCTACAAGTTTTATACGTGGTACTACTCTAGATAATGCTATTGTTATCGTTGATGAAATGCAGAACTTGAATTTTCATGAACTTGATAGTATAATTACAAGGTGCGGTCAAGATACAAAAATTATTTTCTCTGGTGACGCCGTACAATCCGACCTTGTAAAAACTAATGAACGTAATGGTATTCTAAACTTTATGAGTATCGTTCAGAACATGGAAGAATTTGGTTGTACAGAATTCAACATTCAAGATATTGTTCGTTCAGGTTTAGTCCGAAGTTACTTGGTTGCAAAAATTAATGCAGGATTTTAATGTTTGAACATGTAACTATTGATTTACCTAATAGACTTAAACGTGAGCAGATTGATGGTAAAAGATATTATCGATTACCAAATGATGATGTTACTAAACTAGTATCTATCACAACAGTTACTAGTTTTCAGTCTAAAGAATCAATTGCGAAGTGGCGTCGTAGAGTAGGTGCTGAAGAAGCAAATAAAATCTCTAGTCGTGCAGCAAGTCGTGGGACTGACATGCACACATTAGTAGAATACTATTTAAAAAACGAAGACCTACCAGAGAAACAACCACTATCAGAGTTTATGTTCAAGTTTGCAAAACCTGAACTAGATAAACTTAATAAAATTCATGCTCTAGAAAAATCCCTATATAGTAAACAACTTGGTGTAGCAGGAACTGTTGATTGCATCGCAGAATACAACGGTGAACTAGCCATAGTTGACTTCAAGACTTCTAAAGAACCAAAACCTAGAGAATGGATTGATAGTTATTTCGTACAAGCAGCTGGTTATGCTTGTATGTTATACGAACTGACAGGCATTGCCGTCAAAAAACTTGTTATTATTATGTCATGTGAAAATGGAGAATGTAAAGTCTATGAAGAGTACGACAAGCAAAAGTATATTCGATTACTTATGCAGTACATCCGTAACTGGAAAGAGTCTAATGAGTAGACAAAAAAACGAATTGGAGAATTTACTTGAAGGTAGATTCTTAACTGCCCCAAAATTTTCTATGGAAATTGAGGAGATCGTTCGCGACTGTAAAGGTGAGTTAAATTACATTGAAGCAATCATTTGTTATTGTGATGAACATTCAATTGAATTGGAATCAGTAAACAAACTTATTTCCAAACCACTCAAAGAAAAAATCCGTGCCGATGCACAAAGATTAAATTGTATCAAGAGAACCACACGCGCTAAACTGCCGTTGTGACAGGGTTTGAAGTATACAAAACCTATCTAGCAATCAAACTACATTTTACAAAGGACAACTATAACTACTTTACTTTCCATGGAAAGTCTAGAGCATCTGAGTCGTCCTTTGAAAAAAGAAAAGACAGATACTTTTTCAAAAAACTTGCTACTAAGTTTGATCAAGAAACTATCTTACAGTTCTTTGTGTCTCATTTCGTAGAGAATAGCAACACTTGGATTGGAGATCTATCTGTCTATAACTCTTCCACATTTAATGCATGGAAGAAAAAAATTCAATCAATGACGTTTATGTTTGAAAATGACATAGACTATTTGATTGACATTACTAGTTTTGAAAAAATCTTTGATTGTAAATCTGGTAATCATCCTATCTTATTACAAGCATATCTTGGAGACAGGATAACATTAGAATCGATGGTGATACTAAACAATTTAGTTAAGTATATACCAGACTTCGATAAACATATTAAAGAACCAGTTATATGGCCTGATATTAGAAGAAAGGTAGTGAAATACGAACCGTTTCTTTTAGTAGATAAGACTAAATATAAGTGTATCCTCATAGAAAAATTAAATGGCATTCTTTGATGAAGTTCCCATTCGTGCTGAAGCAGCAGAACTCTTTGATTTATATCAAAGAATGATGCAAATCAGTATGGGTGGGTTATATAGTATGAAATTAAAACAAGAATACCTTGATAAATTAACTAGGATTATAGAACTACAAAAGATTATGTACTTCAGAGCAAAATATTCTGAGGAAGATGATGCATTTGAATTTATTCAACATTTAAAAAAATGTTCTACAATGTTAGGATATGATGGAGACATCGATGAAGTCTTCCTTTCTATGGAAGCGGACCTATTAAAAGCTCAACAAGCTTTGAACCAAAGCTCTTGACTCCTGGTCTATAATCTGTTATAATAATTTCGTTGGGCTGCACAGTATTGAGCGTAAGACCCAACACGTAAACCAAATACAAACAAATACGGAGAACCCAAATGTCCTTTTCTTCACTCAAGCGTGATTCAGGATCTGCTTTTGACAAACTAACCAAAGAACTTGAGAAAGTTGCATCGGGAGATAATGCATCTAAGAGAGATGATAATCTTTGGAAACCAGAAATGGACAAATCGAGTAACGGTTACGCAGTTATTCGTTTCCTACCTGCACCTGATGGAGAAGATATTCCATGGGCTAAATTGTTTAGTCATGCATTCCAAGGTCCAGGTGGATGGTATATTGAAAATTCATTGACTACTATTGGTAAGTCAGATCCAGTTGGTGATATGAATCGAGAACTGTGGAACAGTGGTCTGGATTCTGACAAAGCGATTGCACGTAAACAGAAACGTAAACTGTCTTACTACTCAAACATTTATGTTGTACAGGATCCTTTGCATCCAGAGAACGAAGGTAAAGTATTCCTTTACAAGTATGGTAAAAAAATCCACGATAAAATTGTCGAAGCAATGCAACCTGCATTTGCAGATGAAACCCCTATCAATCCTTTTGACTTCTGGAAAGGTGCTAACTTCAAACTGAAGATTCGTAAGGTTGATGGTTATTGGAACTATGATAAGTCTGAGTTTGATTCAGTCTCTACTCTTGGTGGGTATGATGACACTCAACTTGAGTCTATTTACAAGTCTCAATATTCTCTTTCTGAGTTAACTGCCGCTGATAAGTTTAAATCATATGAAGAACTTTCAAAACGTATGACTACTGTTTTGAAAACTAAGAAAGCTCCACGTATCGATCCTGAAACTGCCGAAGACGAAATGTTTGAAACTCCTAAGTTCAATACATCTTCTTCTGGTGGATTCAATGATCCAGATATTACTGGTAGTAATCAGGTTGTTCCCCAGATGAGTGCTGTAGAAAGTGAAGATGATGCAATGTCTTACTTTGCACGTCTCGCCGAAGAATGATAAATAGTTCTGTCGCTCTTTCGTGCGCGACACGCTACGAATAGGAATATCGCTTAAGAGAGGGGTTTAACCACCCCTCTTTTTTTATGTCCTAACAAAAGGTTCTGAAATTCTTAACCCATCATTATTAATTTGATACTCGGTATCATAAGCTAATAATGTTTCAAGTTCTTCTTCTAAAATTCCCAAGTATTTTTTATTTGGAATAACAATTTCTCTCTTATTTTCATTCTGGATGTATTCATACTCTCTATTAGTGACCGCTGTAAGACCCTGTGACGCCGTTACTGTATTGACTACTTGAGTGGTTACATTATTAGTTGTTGATGTTGTGTAGTACTCGAAAGACCAGTCTGGTAGATAGTTACTAACCTGTTGCGAAGCTGTTTCTGCATACTCAACAATGACTCCTTGTTCTAATACTTGTCCAAGATTGTTATCTCTAACGTTATCAGTTTCCCAGTGACGAATGTTATCAACGGATGAACCATACTTAGTATCAATATAATTATCTAGTTCATTAGAACTTAATGGCCATTGACTATGAATGTCTATGATATTATTAAGTAAAAGAATTGCCCAATAGTATTCGGAATCATTATACAAGTTAAAAGATAACTGTTCTACAGTTTGACCTGATTGAATAGTATAATTTGTGGAAGCAGAAAATATTGCATTAAAACTATTACGAGCTCTTACTCTACGAAATAAATTTTTTGATAGTTTATAATTATTTTTATCCTTAAAGTCAGGATATAAAAAATTTGGTTGAGAATTAAAAAACATTTCTAGAACCCTTGATTAATAACTTCGGTTTGTGTAATAATTTCAGTCTCTGTGAAACTTAACTGCATAGTATATGCAACTGGATCTGCACCTCTGTATGTTGCCCATACAGCATCTGGAGTATAATTAACAGTTACACCCGTAAGAATACAAGGTTTTAATTTTGGTAATGAATCAATCTCAGAACCATTTTCACCTTGATGCCAAGAGATTCTAAATATTTTTGGAATAGTTAACCAACGATCTGAAAGAGATCCCGATTCTTTATCATTATTACCAAGAGTTCCAGCATAATCTGGTAGAGCCATTGCTCTAAGTTTTTTAATGATTGCTTTAATTCTGATTGTCTCGGTAGAATTTCTTGGTACTAATTTCCAATCAAATGAAAATGTTCTCATGTTTACACCATTAAACACTTGTTCTGTGTATGGGTTTTGAATTCTACCGAAAGCATTTTGAGTTACTTGGTTAGCACTACCACCACCAACTCCAGCAACACTATCCAACATTGACATTGCCGCACCAGTGGCACCAGCTCCAGCTGCAGCTTGAACAGTCTTTGCAATTTCCCCAGAACCATCTCCAGACATAATCTGACTCGCTACCTTGGGCAACATCTTTCCGATGATACCATTGTTCGTAGTATAGTTTGGCGTGTCACTGTAGTTAACATTATTTGGGATTGGTAAAATTACAGTTCCATGTGGTGCTGCATTAATTTTAAATTGCGACTGTATATTACTAATAAAACTAGTGTCTTGACTAATATCAGTAGCAACACCCGACTCACCTTCAACTGGAGTTGCTGAACCTTTAATAATATTTTCAGCAGTATTGATAGTGAGTTGAGTAACTTTTACAAAATCAACAATATCAATTTGTATATAATCATAATTACCACCCTCAGGCCATTGAAGATTGCCGGCAACACCACTCTGTGCAGTTGGAGATGCTTTGAAATTATTATTAAGAAGTGCTAACGCATCAGGTATTGGATAGTCCTTGGATGCCATAAATATTTCTAACCGATCTATTCCTATAGCTATATATGAACACTTTGAAGGGTAGGTATACTCCAAGAAACATTAAAAAGTATAGAGGAGATCATAGGAATATAATTTATAGGTCTTCATGGGAACTCAAGTTCATGAAATACTGTGATTTAAACCATAGTATACTTGAATGGGGTAGTGAAGAAATAGTAATTCCATATAGATCTCCACTTGACAATAGAATTCATAGATATTTTGTTGACTTTTATGTCAAAGTGGAAGATATAAATAAACAAATAAAAAAATATTTGATAGAAGTTAAACCAAAGAAACAAACTAAACCCCCATCAAAACCTAAACGGCAAACTAAAAGATACATCAGTGAAGTAAGTGAGTATGTAAAAAACCAGGCTAAATGGGAAGCAGCAACAGAGTTTTGCGAGGATAGACAATGGAACTTTATGATAATCACCGAAGACGAACTTAAGGTATGAGTATATTTTCAATAGTTAAAGAAGCTGCAGGAGACGAGCCAAAATCTTTTGGTTGGTATCGTGACAATGTAAAAGTTCTTTTCAAGATGAGTGATCTATATGCTGATCTGGTGGAACAGGAGGAAACTTTAACTCCCACACCAGGACAGTTATACATGTTTGAATATAAAGCAATTTATGCCGCAAGGTTAAATTTTTATGATAGATTTCCTCTTGTGTATATTACAGGTGTCGGAGATCCATTCAGAGGTGTTAACTTACATTATCTTGGACTGAGAAAAAGACTTAACTTAGTTTTAAATTTGGAAAATGGTGTGCTCGCAGGAGCTCCAAAAAGATCCTATCACAATTATCTACTAAAAGGTCTTGAAACTCCGTTGTACCTGATAAATAGTGATGATTATAAAACTGCTGCCTTCTTACCTGTAGAAGATTTTGGTGGTGTAAGTAAAACTGCCGTCTGGAATGGAGCAAAACAACAATGACACTTGAAGTAACATCAAATTTAAACGTACTGACAAACTATAACGAATTTAAATCATATGTATCTAAATTTGGCTATAGTATGGCCAATCTATATGACATCCAATTTGATTTACCTGGATCTAGTTCATTATATCTTCAACTTGCTGATGACTTTGGTTTGTCTACAGAAGAAGGTTCTCCAACTCTTTCGGATGTCCAACAGTTGATGAGATTATATACTACATCATGTACTATGCCTGGTGTTACCATGTCCGACAGTGAATATAGGATTACTAATACTCCCCAATTAAAATATGCCTATGGTGCAGTATTTAATGAATTTAGTGTTACTTTTTTGATGGATGCTAATTCAAACATCAGAAAATTATTTGATAAATGGACGAACATCATTTATCCATATTCATCTTTTCGTGGTTCTGGAGATGGAGTTCTAAGAACAAGATATAAAGATGAATATATTGGTGATATTACTGTTGTTAAATATGAAAGAGGATCTTCATCTCAAAAAATTAGAAAGATGGCAAATAAAGTGGCTACCAGAAGAATTATTCCTGATGGTGAAGGAGATCAAGATAGTTTATTCGTTGATAATGTTGCAGTTCATGCTGTAAAGATGAAGAATGCATTTCCAAAATCAATTGATTCCATGACTTTGACTGCTGATGGTGGTTCATTAACCCAGTTTTCTGTGTCCTTTGAATATGAGTCTTTACAAACTAGTACACCAACAAGAACATCATTGGCATAACCCTTATAAATATTTTTAGATAATATTATTTTGTAATGCCTTTACCAAAGCTAAATGCTCCAACATATGAGTTGGTACTTCCATCAACAGGAAAAAAAATTAGATATAGACCATTCCTAGTTAAAGAAGAAAAAATTCTTCTGGTTGCTATGGAATCTGAAGATGAAAAACAGATGCAAGATTCTGTTAAACAGATTCTGAAAAATTGTATCCTCACTAGAGGTGTCAAGGTTGATGATCTATCAGTTTTTGATATTGAATTTTTATTCCTAAATATTCGTGGTAAGTCTGTAGGTGAAGAAGTCACATTAAATCTCATCTGCCCAGATGACAATGAGACTCAAGTTGAAGTTGTTATTGATATTGAAGATATCAAAATCCATAAACCAAAAGAACATAATTCTTTGATTAAGTTGACGGAAGAAGTATATCTACAAATGAAGTATCCAAGCATGGAAACTTTTGTGAAAAATAATATTACAGGTGATAATACAGTAGATTCAATTTTTGATCTAACTATAAGTTGCATTGATCAAGTTATTGAA